ATGAGTAAAATTTTTGTAAATGAAAAATATAGTTTTATAAATTATATCTATATTTTATTATTTTGTAACATTCTCTTTTATATATTTTATCTTTATTTCTATTTTTTGAGATAGACTTCTTTTCTTTCTGTACATTATTATATAAAAAAGACTGGAAAAAGTCCAGTCTAATTTAGTCTATTTCTAATTGTTTCAAGAAACTGCATCTTTATGAAAATATCTTTAAAAATACAGTCTAAATTATATTCTTATTTTTGTATCATATCCTAAGTTTTCTGTTACCTGAAATTTCTTATTCTTACTTATCCTAACCTAAAATTTCCTGAACTTTTTCAGTAAATTTATCCACATTTTCCTTAAACGATTCCAATTTCTGTTTCACTTCATCAGCAGTCATTCCCCATATTTTAGTTTTGTCTTTTGCATCTTCTGATTTTGTACTAAAGCCAAATATTGCACCAATAACAGCCATTATTAAATCTCCAATTGCTCCTAATGCAGCACCTAGACTTTGCAATGCCGATTCCCAAACCTTGCTCACATCAGTATTTTCCTGCAAATAATCCTGCCATTGCTTAAATAGATTGAATATCACTACCAATCCAATAGCTAACAGTCCGTATAAAACCATTTTAAATAGACTTACACTTGCAATAGCTTCCTTTATTCCTGTTACAAATGGTCCAATGCTTGCTTTTAATTTTTGAAAAACTAATTCTCCTACAACCAATGCTCCCAAAACAGAAACTAATTGTAATAACCAAGGGGCTTTTTCAGCAACCATTCCTATTGCTTCAGCAATTCCCATAAACAGTCCTGCAACTGGAACTAATAAAGGTTCTAACGAATCAAATACCGCTGCAAACGTGCTTGACATTGTTCCCATTAAAGTTTCAACTGCTCCAGCACTTCCTTGCATCATAAATTTACTTAATTTTTCAGCTGCTCCACTACTGTTTTTTATTTCATTTTGAAGTTTTTTCAAGTCTTCGATACTTCCATTTAATAAAGTGTTTACTGCTCTTCCACCTTGTACTCCGAAAATAGATTTTAAAACTCCAGCCTTGTCAGCGTTTCCCATTTTGTCAGTTACACCTTTTAACCTTTCCAGAATAGAAGTCATATCCTGTAAATTTCCTTTTTCATCCGTAACTTTACCAATTAAACCTTCCAGTTTTCCACGCTTTTTAAAATCTTTCATACTTTCAAACATTTGATTTAATCCTGTACCCGCAGTGGAACCTATTAGTCCATTATCATTCATTTTACCAAGCATTGCATAAACCGTTTCCAGTGGAACTCCTAACGCTTTTCCAGAAGCCCCGACATATTTAAAACCTTCAGCAAGTCTTGGCAAATCTGCCGCAGTATTTTTAGATGTAACAGCTATCATATCGGTTACTTTCTTTGCTTCTTTTGCTGATAACTGGTAAGAGTTCATGTGCATTTTTACCATTTCAAGTGCCGGCGTAATATCCGAATTAAATGCTTGTGCTAAATTTGAAGCAGCAGGGATAATTTCTTTCATTTCGTCTTTTTTTATCCCTAAAGTCGCTCCTGCGTTTATAGCCTGTGCAACATCCAGATTATTAAATTTGGTTGCTCCGCCAACCTGTTTTGCTAATTTCCTATATTCTTTTAAATCTGTTCCGAAACCTCCAGTCTTAGCAGAAGCACCTCGTAATTCATAATCAGTTTGTCCATATTCCTGCAATGCTTCAGCACCAGCCTGCGTAATAAAACTTCCAGCCTTATACAACGCTCCGTCACGAACTTTATTTAAAAGTCCTTTTACTCTTTTCATAGCATTGTCAGCCCCTTTTGCAACATTCTTTAAAGGGTCTTTGACTGATTTTCCAACCGCTTCTTTTGCTTTGTTTAATTCATCCATTTTCTTTTTAGCAGATTGTGTGTCTTTTTTTACATTTTCCAGTCCACTTTTTACAGTCTTGCCAGTTCCAAGTGATTTCATCATATCCTGTGCCATTTTAAGTTGTGATTTTAATTTATCTCCTTGTGAATGCAAATGTTTCTGCATGTGCTGAAGCTGTTTGTTAAAATTATTTAAAGTAACTTTATCTAATGCCTTAGCTAGCCTTTCAGCTTCCTTTTGCATAGACTGTATCCATTGCTTTGTGTTCTTGTCTTTTATTACAAATTCTAACTCATAAGTAACTCCTACTCCGCTAGCCATTTTATCTTCCTTTCTTCATTTTCTTTTGTTCCCGTTCTTTTATTTTCTGTATTTCTGTATCATAGAAACACATCTTCAAAAACGTTTCAAATTCCTTTTCAGGAATATCATTTTTGTTATATCTTTCTAAAAATTCAAACGAATTAAAACTTTTAAAGTTATCGTTTAATTCGAGCTGAAATGCCAAATTTTCAACTTCTGTTATTTCTTTTAGCATTTCATCTTTATTTATATACATCTTCCCTTCATAGAAAAAAGCAGGGTTTCTATTTAAGGAAGGGATTTCTTACCACTTCCGACAGGAAAGTGGCTAATTCTGCAATTTCACTTGCTGGAAAATCTTCGATTTCAAATTTTGGCAACAATCCATCATTATAGAAATCAGTAACTGTATCAGCGAACGAAAATATCCCTTTACCAGTTCCAGGATCAAGTTCCATTTTAGAATATCTAATCGCCTGTCTTGTTGACGGATATTCGCAAATCACATCTTTCGTTTTGCCGTCCCAGTCAATCAAAGTGTGTTTAAATATCTGTTTAGGTCTTAATCCGCCTTGCTGTTTTATTCTTCTTCTTTCGGCTTCATTTCTTCTTTTTTTGACTTCTTCAGCCGTTTCTTCTGTTGCAATAGCTTCAATCGCTTTTGTTTCATTCTTGACTTCTTTATTTTGAACTGCTACATTCTCATTATTTTGAGCGATAGGTGGCAATCCAGCCATTTCTCTTGACATATTAATTGCTTGTGTTTCTTCTTCAGTATATTTTTTTTCTAAATTCATTTTCTTTCTCCTTATATATTTTAATTTTATTTTTTGTAACAAAAAAATCACAATCAAATTAATGACTGTGATTTTCTTTTAAATATTATGCTCCTTCTTTTTCTCTATCCATATTTGCTTTTATTCCTAATGTTCCTAATAAATTATGAATGAATAACCTTCCTTTTTGCGTCCATTTTGTATTGGGAACGACTTTTTCAGTTCCATTTTTCTTTTTTACTGTTATTGTTTCGCTTTTTGTATACCCTTTATTCATATGTTCTGCATACAATATCCATTGTCCGCCGACTTTTCTTATAACTCTCTGTTCATTCAACGTTTTATTCAATTCATATGCACTAAGTCCATAATCGGCTGCAATTTGTGTTATTGTCATTGTATCTTCACTTGATAATATTGTATCGACATACTCTTTTATCGGTTTATACTCCGCTATTAATTGCTTTTGAATCTGATTTTCTTCTTCCAGATGTTCGAGTTCTCTTTTCACTTTACCGTAATTGATTAACACTTCTCCTAATTTTTCAGGATTGCTTGTTATTGTATCCCATACATTGTCTGTCATATACATTCCTGTTTTTCTAATTGTCTTCAAAATCTTTTTCACTTCTTTTTTGAAAATTTTTGCATTAGGTTTTGTACTTTGCATGCAGACTTCATAAAATCCATCTTCTGTTAAGAACCACATATTACGGTTTTGACCTGATACGGAAATTTTCCGCACCAGCTTTTCATCTTCATCTACCATTCTCAACATACTGTTTACATCATAACTTCCATTTGATTTTTTACTATAATCAATCCATTCTGCAACATCTTTTGCTAAAAACAATAGATTTTCAAAATCTCCATATACTCTAAATCTTTTTCCCAAGATTTCTCTTTCATCAATTACTTGTAATTCATTCATTCTTTCGTCCTCCATTATACTATATTTTTTCTTTCAATTCTCGCCACTCTTTCAGCAACTTCCTTTTCTTCGTTTCTTTGGACAAATGTTTCTGTATTTGCCCCTGCTTTGTAGTATTCTCTTTTGATTGTTTGATAATATTCACCCAAAGCATCTTCCAAATCCATTAATTTATCCAAATTTTCTTTAGACAGCATTTCGTACATTTCCTCTAATAAACCAAATACCACCTTTTTTGCTGATTTTAACTTGTGATTGTGTTCATCCAATAAACTTTCTGTAATTTCAAATCCTAGTTCTTGTCTAAGTGTCATAAATTTTCCTCCTAAAATATTTGTTTTTTAAGAGAATATATAGTATAATAGTATTGGTTAGATATCTATTATCTATATACTCTCTGTTCATTTTGGATAGAGGGTATTTTTTTATTTATCCAATTCTTTTTCCAAAAGTTCTAATCCTTTTACAATTGTACTTGTCTTACTTAATTTTAAAGTTTCTGACATTCTTTTCAATTTTTCATTTTCATCTTTATTCAAAGTAATTTCCAATCTTATATTTCTTGGATTATCACTTTTTGGTCGTCCAATTTTTTTCATTTTCCACCTACTTTCTACCCGTGAATATATTATATATTATCCCGTGTAAAAAGTCAAGAACTTTTTTTAAAATTTTTATTTAAAATTTTGCTTTACTTCTTCAGCAATTGTAGGCATTACAAATCCAACTTCAATCATATCATTATCAACATCTAATTGGAGTATTTTCATATTTCCGCTTGTTTCACCATCACTCATAGGATAAAAAAATTGTAGTGCCATGCTTTCATATTTTAAATGTTTCTTTTTATATTGCTTATTAATTTCGTTTATATATTTTCTGGCATCTCTAAACATTTCTTTAACCATCATATTTTTGGTAAAACCACCCTTTGCTTGAATTTCTAGTATAACACCTACATCAGTAGCCACTATTTTTCTAATTTTTGGAAACTTTCTTTTTATATTAGCTTCGATTTCTTTATAAGGGTCTGCTTCAACTTTACTTGTTGTCGTTTTTGTTTCAACCTTCGGCTCTTCCTTTTTGGTTTCGACTTTTTTAACTTCCGTTTTATTATTCACCACTTTATCTTTCTCTGGTGTGGTTGCAATTATTGAATAAACGAGAAAAAGAGCAAATCCAAAAATAACAGCGAAAATTTTAGCATTTTTTTGGATATTCTTATCATCTTTTTGAAGTATAAAAAATAAAGTTCTTATTCCTTGAATTATCATAGCCAATAATAAAAACATTAAAAGATATATCGCTATTACTTGTCCTCCAAACTTAACAATCGTAACAATTATAAGTGCAGCGACTATCAACGAAATAAACCACCATTTCTTGTAAAACGGTTTTTTATTTTTATAGGCAGAAATTTGCCCATCTTCACCTATAATTTTTTGTGCCATAATTTTCCTCCTTAAAAATAATTTTTTATATTATACATTATTTCTAAGAGAAATTAAAGAATAATTTTAAGTATACCATTATCCTAAACTTAAAAAACAAATATTTTAGTTTTCACAGTCATTATTCAATTGCCATTGTCCTTTTTGTTAAAAAATGATCCTTAACCTACAAACTCTCTACTTTCTGCTTCAAACTCCCAAGCTCTAGCTTCAGTACCGCTCTCATTCGCATACTTCAACCCAGCCTTTTTTTTGAATGAAACACTGTTATAAATGTAAGTTTCGTTTGTGTTTGTGTCGGTAATTACCATAAACATCGGAAACAGCCCTTTATTTGCTTTCCAAAGTTTGTGTAATCTTTCCATTGTTTTGTGTTCATCACTTCCGTAAAGCAAGCTCAATGTAATAGAAACGCTTTCGTCTACTGATACATTTACTACTTTCTGCCCACAGCTCGCAATCGTAGAGCTTGAACTTTCTGTATTCGGATCATCTTCAAAACCATCTTCGTGTCTGCAAGTAACCGCATAAGGAATTCCTGCTGCAGTAAGTATAATTTTGACGTTATCCACGTTATATTGTTTTGTTGCCATATATCTTTACCTCCTTATTTATTAAAAATAATTTCTCCGTCTGTTGTAATTGCTCCAGTAAGTGAAACATATCTAACGCCGTTCAGATAAGTAACTTTTAAATCGAATTTGAATTTCCCTTCCCTGATTGACTCCTGTGTTATTTCATCTACTGTTAAATGCCCTAACTTAATATTTATTTCATTGCCGTTCTTATCTTTTTGAGTTATTATTCCAAAATAACTTCCAGAACTGTCTACCATAAACATTCCAGCATTAGCACCTTGTCTGCAACGTTCTCTGATAATTGCTTCTATCATTAATCTTCCAGTATCATTCAAAGGTATTTTATCTTTTCTCACTTGGAAGATTGTCAAATCCTTTTTCAGTCCATCCCTTAACCAAATCTCAATCAACTTCAATTCAATAAGTGTCTTATTATCTGAATTAAGCCCATTTACGACATGGAAATATCCTCGTGTTGGCTTAGATAGGTAATTCAATCCAGCGTCCCAAAATGCCTTTTGTTCAGTTTTTGTGAAATTCTCTTGCACAAATCCATTAATCTGTGTAGAATGCACAATATAACTTCCCAAATCTTTATATCCTATTGTTCCACCAACCAATGCTCCAGTGAGCCAGTTTCCTTTCGTTAAGTTCTTAGCGCCTTCAATAACAAATGCTACATTATCAATATTATTATCCGTCTGTAGTGCTACAGCCTTAGCTGAATTTCCTAATTTTTCATAATTTACAGCTATAAAGAACTGTTTATCCTTATCAGTCTTTGCATAAGCTATAATACTGTCTATGTAATTTTTCTCTGCAACTATATCCATATTAGTAATCCAGTTAGTAACCTCGAAAGCGTCCTCGTGATCCACATAAGTTTTCATAAGTTCCGTAAACGTAGTTGCTGTATTGTTTCCGTACACTACAACATTTAATGGAGTGTATGATTGTGAATAGGCACTTGCGATTAACTTATAAAAAATATGATTTTCATCTAGCCCACTTACATTCAGCTCCAATAAATCCTGTGGTTCTGTAATATAAGTTGGCGATATTGCGAAGTCTTTTGTAAAAAACATTAAACTTCTGACATCAGCATAAAATGCTCTGTTATTTTCTGATTTTATTTGTACATTATTCAATGTATTCAAATCATTTCTTTCTATTGCCATTATTCCTCCCTAAAATCTTTGTTTATATAATGCTCTGCAAAATAGCTAAATTGCAGAACTTGTTTGTAATATTTTCTACCCATAAAATTAAAAGGCGTTTCCTGTATCTTGTATACTTTCCGTATCTTCCTTTGATGTTTTCTATCATCAAAGTAATCATTTGTTGCATTTGTATTTGCCAAAAACATATAAAGCATATCAAAATCATTATGTTTCTCTCGTGACTCCAAAGTCAAAAGTGCCTGTATTTCCTCATCATAACAATATTTATCGTTTCCAAAAGGAATAGGACTTCCTGCGTCTTCAATATACAGATTATAGAAAACAAGTGGAAATTTAAGTTTTTCATACTGTTCAGCCAAAATTTCATCACGTTTTTCTTCATTGATAACTTGATTTATGCCAAACTTTTTACAAAACTCTTTAATATCATTCACAACTTCTTTTCTAATTTCGCTTGTCATCTATATTCAGCTCCATTCTTAAAAACTCTCCATAATTTTCTTCAATATTGACTATTCTATAAATCACGCCGTTGTGTTTCAGTTTCATATTTTCCGAAATTTTGAAGCCGTCTGTATCATTCAGAATGTAGTACCCCTCTTTCTTATTCGATAAAAAACTTCCGTCCATACTTTGCGGAAACGATGAATTGTGTTTTGGCGTTAATACAGCCATTTTCACAGTCTTTTCTATCTTGTTTTGAACCGGATTTCCTAAATCATCAAATTCAACTTCGGAATTTTCTGAATATATAGTTACATCATCAGAAAACTTCCTTATAACTTTTAAAACTTTCCTAATAGCTGCCCTAACTTTCCTGTCCACTATCCACCGCCTCTCCCAACAATTCTACCACCATTAATCTTTGCGGCGATATTACTTTTAAAATGCCCTGTTTCAATCATCGGATTGTTAAATCCTTTTTTCTTAATTGTTGCAGGACTGTTTGCTGGACTTTTAATTCTTTCAATCATTGCTTTATATTTTGTGCTTGCCTCTGTTCCGATTTTATTAGTCATCGCTTCAACGCTGAAACTTCCGTTTATAATCTTTGCGACTCCTTCTTTAAAGTATCTAGCCGCCATTGGCTTAAATTGTTCAAATGCTTTTTGATTATAATTCCATCCAGGAACTCCACGACTAGATCCTGTGTCAAGAACATTAGACAGTCCAAAAGCATTAAATCCACCTTTAACACTATAATTGGTTACTGTTCCGACTTCAATTTTTTGCCTGTTCATCGCCAGCAACTTTTCCAGATTCTTGTTTTTTGGTTTCTCCTTTATTTTCAGTTTGCACGGCATTCTTATCACCCAGCTCTATAATTTCAATATTAAGTTTTCTTTCCTCGATTTCCTCTTTCGCAATATTCATTCTGCGAGGTGTCAAATCAAGCTCATTATCGCCTTCTTTAAGCAATATGTGATTTAATTTGACAAGCAGAACTTCCCTTTTTTCCTTGTTTTTAAAATTAAACATGATCCGCTCCTTAAACTATTGATACAGTTGTTTCATTTTCATCAATTCCAAGCGTTTTCAACAACTGTTTATACATCATTAAATATTGATTATTTGTACCTGTTTCTTCGATTACAATGTTAGATACTTGAACTTTCGTAAAATCAAAATCATCTAATGAAGTGAGTAAATATCCAAAAAGATATATTTTGAGCAATTTTTCTTTTTCACTGCTATGTTTTTCTTCAGCGACTTTATAAAACTGCTCAACAACTTCCACATCAAAATCAGAAGTTTCAGGAATATATTTTTTCAATTCCTCCAAAGTTTCATCCGTCATTACTCATCAACTCTTTCGCCGACAAGTTTATTTTTTGACAAAATTTCAAATTCTGCCTCAGTTAATTCCAACTTATCACCAATTTCATATCTAACATCGTTGTATCTCAAAGGTGTTAAAGCTACTGCCTCAACAATAGCTTTTGCCTCTTCCTTTTTATTTTCTTTTGCCATTTAATTCACCTACCCGACTGTTGCTATAAACATACTATTCATTATTGATGGATTTGGAGCAACTAAATCTTCAATTACAACATTCACATTATTTACAACTCCTGCTGATTTTGATTCAGGCACAACTTCCACAGTTGCAAACGTTCCTGCTATATCCACAACTTCTCTATCTCCTAACAACCCAAGCAGTTCATCGGTTTTTGTTGGAGTTGGTCCATATTCCATAACTCCTAATTGTCCGTTTGGAATTAATGTTACAATGTTATCTGGAAATACATTTTTTGTTGTTTTTCCAACTTTTATTTTTTCATCCCAAATCAATATTGTCATTCCAATTACGTCCTCAATAGTAGATTTAATAAGTGCTGGAGTAACCGTAACAATAGTATTCTTAAATAATGCTTTTACAGTATCGTGTTTTTTTAGTGCATTATACGTAGCTTTTGACATTAAAGCTATTTCTACGTTTCCTCCACCTTCCTCAACTATTTCTTTCCATCTCTCCAAGTCTTCAAGTGGTTTCGCTGTTGCAGTACTCCAAATGTTAGTTCCTGCCAACGTTTCTTTGTATTTATCAGCAAGTCTATAATTAATTGTCTGTCCTCCACCGTTTTCATCAACAAACGTTACTTTGGCTGTTGATAAAAATTGTGAAACTGTATAAGCTGCAATCGCTCTTGCGCTTCCTAAAAAACCTTTTGCTCCTGCAAATTTTTCAAAGATTTGTATTGAATAGTTATCAATAATTGATTGATTATTTGTATTCAAAATTTCTAACAATTCTTTTCTACGCTTCTCATCAAGCTTCATACCTTCCCTAAAAAACTGCTTATCCCCTTTTGTTGTTGTTTTCAAATCCCAGTCTCTAAACATTACATCTGCATCCAGTTGGCTGCTTTGTAATACTTCAACTGCTCCACCGTCTAAACTTCCAAATGTATTTATATCAAAAGTGTTTGAAAATACAGCTGGAAACATCGCTTCTACTAACGTAGTTCCTTTTACTCCTGCATAATACTTATTTAAACTTTTTGCGTTTAATAAATCTGTTAAATTCATTGGCATTTCTTAACCTCCTATTTTCTATCCTTATAAATGTAAGTTATCCCTGCTGGTAACTCCGCTTTTGTAACTGTAATTGGTGTAGGATGTTCTTTTCCTACTGCAATTAATTTATCTAAATATGCAACTCCTTCAAGCGAAACTGTTGCTTGCTCATTGTCGTTATAATATTTAAACTCAACATCATGTAACAATACAGCTTCCGCCTGTGTTCCTGTTCCTGTTGGAATTACAAATGCTCCTTTTTCTCTTAAATCTTCCCCATTTTTTGCTTTAACAAGTGTTCCAGCTAACAAATACTCTTTATTAGTATTTTTGTCCTTGTAAATATAATTAGCAAAATCTGATTTTAATATTTTCACTTGCACATTCAGTTTTTCTTTGTGCATTACTGTTCTTTTTAACATCTCAACCTCCTAAAATTTTGTAAGATCTGTTTCATTGTTTTTATTTTTCTCAATCATTCTGTCAACAAAATCTTTTTCATCTTTCTTTTTATCTTTTAGATTGAATCCTCCGTTTGTTATAGAGTTCTTTTTCAAAAAGTCTGTTGTGAACTCCTTTTCTTTAGCTGCTACATTCTTAACTGCCAATTCAAGACTTTCGATTGTCATATCTGGTGTTATTTGCACCAAATCGGCAAACTGCGGACTAATCTTTAACTCTGTTATCAACTCGTTTTTTCTAGTCTTTAATGTTGTTAGATTTAGTTGCTTCTTAGTTTCAGCAAGTTCTTTTTCAATTTTTTCTTTTTCCAAATTTGCCAATTCCTCAGCAGTTTTCCCACTTTTCTGAAATTCCTCAAGCTGCTTATTGCTGTGTCCAAGCTGTGATTTTAAAGAATTAATTTCCTTATCTTTTTCAGCCTGTGCCTTTTTAAAATTCTCTATTTCGGTTTTTAAGTCATCAAGAGTTGGCTCATTGCTACCTGTACCATCCCCTTCTCCATTTCCTTTCCCTTCTCCAGGCTCATCATAATACAATTCCATTTGTTTAAAATTTCTCATTTTCATTTCTCCTTGTTTTTTAGATTATTTGCTGTAACTCATAAAATGATTTACAGTATTGATACTCTATAAATTTTTGAGATTTGGCATCAAACGACTCATAAATGATCCGTAATCTTTCAACTCTCAAGAATTTTGGTTTATATCTTCGATTTCCTCTTTTGAATCTGGAAAATAAACAGTAGCCCAACATCTGCAACCTGGTTCTTCTCCAGGGACTATCTCGGCGTTATCCCAGTTATAAATTTGTCCATCTCTTGCTTCGTGTGTTGGTCTAACACGTTCATCTCCCATTGTGTTCCACTCAAAATATTCACTTTCGCTTGCAATTATTTCTTTCAAAAAATCCTTATAATAATTGCCTAGCATGTTTCTAGCTCTGAATTTAGCATTATTTCTCAATTTATCTTTTAAATTATCTTTTTCTTTATTTTCTTCAACATAATTATTTAGATTGTTTTGCCATTCTTTTATCTCTTTTATTTGTTTTATCGCTATTTCTGTATGCTTTTTTACATCTATATTTTTCGCCTTCTTAATTTTTTTCTCATAAGAAATGCTATAATTAACAAATATTTTCATCAAGTTTGAATAATCAATATCTGTTTTTTTGCCATTAAATATCGAAAATGCTGTTCTTCTAAAAAAAACAAACAACCTTTTTTCTGTTTTATGATCCCACTTGAAATCTATCTTAATCATACAAACCACTCAAATCCTGCAAAGTATCGTCCATCACTTTTTCTATCAAATTTTTAAGTTTGTATTCCTCATCAATGTCTTTTGCCTTGCTTATCACATCAAGGGCTAATGATAAAGTGGTTAATTTAGAACTCTTTTCATTTTCCATAAATGTATCAAAATATGTATAATTATTTTCAGTTAATTCATCTGAACTTCCTGACAATTCCAATGCGATTCTGTCTAACTCTAATAAACTTTTTATGAAGTCTTCTCTAAAACTCGCCACTTTTGTTTTAAGTCCGTTATTTTTTAACAAATAAGTTTCTTCGCTCACATTTTGAGTTGCTGTATCTACCAAAAGATATTCAGGAAATAAATTTGATAGTCTTTTTTCTAATCTTGCTATATCATTTTGCATTTCGCTGATTAACGGATTTGTCAATTCAATATATTTAAAACTAGCTTCCATTTCTTTTGAATTTTGAGTGTTGATAATTCTTTTCTTTTTATATCTAGCCTCTTCCAAAAGCTGTGCATTTTTCTTAATCTTTTCGTTACTAGAATTAACATCTGCAAATTGTTTTACTCCGTTCGCATGTAGCCAAGGGTCTCCGTGTATTCCAAATATTCTCCCAATGTAACTTTCAGTTTCATTGATTTTATCTATAATATTCAACGCTTCTATAATGTTGCTATCGTTTTTAAATTTTGAAACAGGAATTTTATTCAAAATAAAAGGAGTTTCAACTGTCTCATTGTCTATTATTTCAGTTCTTTTGACAATTCCGGTATCAAGTTTTGTGTACTCTCTCGAATACTCCCTACTTTTCTCTTCTCCGTTTTCATCAAAATAAATTTGTTCTCCTTCGACTTTAAATTTCTTAATTTCGCCAAATACTTCCGTATACTCGACATCATCTACATTATGCAAAATATATCTAATTTGCTCGTCAGGAGTTAATATAACTTCAACAAACACTTCTTCATTCAAATACATTTCTTTAGCAATTTTTTTACTGAAAGTGGTCATTTGATTGATTTCCCAAATTTCTTTTAATTTGTCATTATCAATTCCCAAATCCTTTAAAGCTGTATTTGATGAAGCCTTTACAATATCTCGGATTGGA